TAAAAGACGATACTAAGCATGTAGTACCAAAGGTCGAGGCTTTTCGGACGGGGGTTCAAATCCCCCCAGCTCCACCATTAAAAACCCTTGTAATTCAATGAGTTACAAGGGTTTTCCCTTTCTAATGGATCCGTATTGGATCAATTTCACCATTGTAGCTTAAAAATAATACTAGACATCCTTATTTCGATATCCTACGATCATGGTATCAGGTACCCATGGGTACTTTAAGGAGTTTATAATGTTAGCTAAAGTACAGCCTAAACAAGAAAACAAAGTTTTTAATCGCGAAAGAATGGAAAAAGCTATTAACAGCAAGGTTAATACTGTTCCGGCTGGTTTATCTCGCGAGCAAACAAGACAATTGATCTTATCAAGAGCGAAGTAGTATTGACGTATACATGGACGTTTAGTGACGACTTCGCTAATCAATTTAATTATTTCCCCGAAGACCAGCAAGATAAAGTAGTCGATTTTTTACATCTGTTTACTGCACATGGGTTAAGTGATTTCAGCCTTTATGAGGGTAAAATTGCTTGTTCATGGAGTGGTAATTATATGGATCAGGATGACTATAATTTTGCAATGAATAACCATTTGTGGCATTACCACATAGGTATTCCAGAATATGAAGAAAACCACGGTAAATATAAAACCTCTGATTGGGTTCTTCATTTTCAATGGTTTGATAAAGGCGACAATATAAATGTTGTTGATTTGTACCACCACTATGATAACGACGGTAACTTTTACTTACCAGGCGAAAGGTCATTGATTATTCTTAAATAGAAAACCCGCTTAATTAGCGGGTTTTTTTGTGCCTTAGTATTTATGGATTAGCCGGCTTAGTTTTTCGGGGTATTCGGATTATTGTGTAGAATGCTGTGATGGTATATGCTTTGTTAAATCGGATTATTATGTAGAAAGGTTGGCTTATGAACTATGATACTGACGTTATAATGAGATCAGAGGTGGTGGCAGATTGTTATGGTGGTGATTCCTGCGATCAGGTCACTAAAACATTTGAAACTTACTGTGAAGGTGACATGGACTCTGATACTCATACTGAGGACATCGTTATAAAACTGTCGGATTTACCACCTGGCGCAATAATCAAAGTTGAATATCCGTGCTGTCCAGAGTGTGGTGACCCAAGGTCTGATGAATGCGAAACGAATGAACACGGAACGATGTCTATTGTTGGCCACGGTACTGTGTGCGAGTGCGGTTTTGACTGGCAAGAATGGGTGTTGAGCAGGTATTCTTAAATTATGAACCCACAACACGGTGAAGACGGTCAATTGAACGATAGAAGTAAGTGGAAACCCTTTAAGGTTGTTTGCATCAACTCCCAATCTCAAGGAGTAAGGATGAAGCGCTTACGAGAAGAATGCAGAAAGTTAGATGTAAAAATAGCTAAAATATTTGGAATTAAATTGCGCGGGAAAGGATTTAACCAAAATGTTTAACTATGAGCAGGAAGATGAGTGGTTTGCAAAGCAGCACTCAAAAAATGGAGATTACGACAACCCTGAGAATGGTTGCCCAAACTGTGGCAGGTTCAGAGTTATGAAAGGAGATGATAAGAAACATAGGTGTGAAAAGTGTGGTTGGTGTATTGAAGATGACCAATACGACGCTGATTTTATTGAATACATGAGGTAGGCGGTTGAGTAGCAGTATGTTTTTCGGTGAAAGCTGGACCGTATCTAAGTTTTCAGAGAGTGTTGATCATTGCGAAGTAGAGGCATCCTATATTGTAGAGCCAGATCATTGTACTAAGTGCGGTGTTGTTGGGGAATTGTATCGCCATGGTACAAAGACAATAGATGTGGTAGATCTCCCGCTAAGGATGGTTCCGACTATAATTAGGCTTATTCAGAAACGCTATCAGTGTCGTGCGTGCAAAAAGACATTTATCCAGCCTAATCCTGACATAGATCCTAAACGACGCATTACAAAGCGGTGTGTTGATTACATTGAAAAGCAAGCATTACGTCAGACATTCACTAGCATAGCGGATTCAATAGGTATTGACGAAAAAACCGTTCGATTGATTGTAGGTGAGCATTTGGAGCGAGTAAGCAACACGTACAGAATAGTAGCGCCAGACATCTTAGGAATTGACGAGATTCATCTGATTAAGCAGCCTAGAGCGGTATTTACAGACATTGGCCGCAAGAAGCTTATTGATATGCTTCCAAATCGAAACGTAGAGCTTGTTAAGCAGTGGCTTAGCAATCTTCCACACAAAGAACATGTGAAGTACGTTGCCATTGATATGTGGCGCGGATATAAGACAGCAGTTAATGCCATACTCCCAGATGCACAAGTAGTCATAGATAAGTTTCACGTTGTAAGAATGGCTAATCAGGCCGTGGATACCGTCCGAAAGCAACAACAAAGCAAACTAAACAAACGAGGAAGGATTAGCTATAAACGTGGCGCTTACATCCTCAGAAAGCGCAACCACAACCTTAGTGATAAGCAGTGGCTAGCATTGGATGGCTGGCTTAAAAACGAACCAACTATAGAGCAAGCTTATAATGCTAAAGAATCCTACTACGCGATATTTGAACATGAAGTGCGTGCAGACGCAGAAGCGGCATATGATGAATGGAAATCTGGATTAACAGGTGTTGTTGCTAAGGCTTTTGCTTCATTGGTAAAGGCAACCGATAACTGGCGTGATGAAATCTTTGCTTTGATTGATACCAATGTAACCAACGCATTTACTGAATCAATGAACAACTTAACCAGGCTCGATAACCGAATTGGTAGAGGGTATTCATTTGACATGATCAGAGCAAGAATGCTGTTTGGTAGAGGTGTCGAATACTCTTACAGATGCTCATCATGTAGTGGCATATTCAGCTTGGATGAAATGAAATACACCACCAAGAATCCAATAGCCATTTGTCCAAGTTGTTTACCAAGAGTCCAAGCAATTTTTAGTGAGTACATTTCAAACTATTCTACACAGGATGCTATTGATGCAGCTAAGTCAAAAGAGTAGGTTTCTACACGTTAATCCGGATACCCGTTTTTCGTTGGTGACTTTGGCTTGAAAATATCTTTGAAACTCTCGCGGCCATATCGGGTATTTCTTCGTTCATCCATTTACCGTAATGTTTTTCTAACATGGTGATGGATGTGTGACCCATTTGGCGAGCTATCCAACGTTCGGCTACGCCTTTGGTAAGCAGCTGGCTTGCAAATGTGTGGCGAGCTTGGTTTATAGCACGGTAGCGAATACCACACTTTTTTAAATGCTTTTGTAAAAATCGTTTATTAACGTTTTGACCATCTGTATGCGGCTTTTGGTTTAGGGTGTTAATAAACACAAATCTAAGCTCTGCTTTTTCATAGCTGCGGTTGTCATCTTTTAACACATCGACCTTGATTGCCGGCATTGCAAATGAAAGTGTCTTTTGACGAATTAATATGTCGTATGCCTGGTCTAGTAGGTCGATGGTTCTATAACTGCCGTCATTTTTTGTGTAGGCATAATCGCCTTTGGTAACACCACGTCTAATTTTTATTTGTCGTTTTACAAAATCAATGTCTTCCCACGCAAGCGCGTAGCACTCAGATGCGCGTAAACCTGTCCAACAAGCAAATAAAAACCCATTAAGCTCACTTTGATCAGCGGTTGGCTGCGACTCTATCAACTGCAGTTCTTCTAAGGTGAACGGGTCACAGTTTTCTGAACGGCTTCTTTTTAAATTTGGTAAATGGTCAAGTGGATTAAAGTCTATTAACCTATCTGCCATTGCATCTTTGAATATGCCACGTAGGGGAATAAAAACATCGTTAATTGTTTTATTCGATAAAAACGTGGTGAGTGTTAAGTCGCGCCAGTCTCGGATCATGGTTAAGGTGACTTTGTCTAACTTTAACTCTCCAAATTGAGGGCGAATGTATAATTTGCACCTGGCTAAATTGTGCTTGTAGTTATCTGCCCGGGTGTTGGCTTTGTTTCTTTCTAGCCATTTGTCTAAAGCTGTGTTCACTGTTGGTACTGCACCTTTCCCCTCAAACAATCTTACCTTTGCTGAGTCAGGAAAATGTTTAGCGTAGTTAAATTGGTTGGTTGCAATCTCATGTAATATGGCGGTGCGTTTATTCGATGCAAACTTGATATTTGACTTAGATATCAAAATGCCTTTAAGTGGCTCTATGCAGCGCACACCACGGTAACTGAACATAATACGTATGTTTTTACCGTGGATGGTGACACCCTCATACTTTTTACAAAACTCAAGCAGCGATGCCGTCATTATCAAAATACTCGTCTAATTTTTCATAGTTATACACAACAACACCGCGCACTTTTTTCCAGTGCACACCCTCTATGATTTTACCTGTTTGGCGCATTCTATTGAGTGCATCATCGGTAAAGCCTTTGTGCTGTTCGATGATCTTGGCTTTCACCCAGCCAAGTTTTACATATGTAACGGTCATGGTTATTCTCCAGCTTGCAGTTCGTCTAAATGGGGAAGTACTTCGAATGCTTCGTCGAGGTCTTCACACTCATATTTAACGCGACGGCCATTGGTGCGAATTTCAATAACTACACCATCGGCCTCTTCTAAAATAGTGATTACTTTCTTAGCCATAGTTTTACCTCAAAATAAGAGTCGTTCTTGCCTTGGCTGTTTAGCCTCAGGCCTATTATCAGCATCAACCACTTCTATAAATGGCTCTTGCTGATATTGGTTACAAAGCTCTGTGATGAACACTTGGGTTTTGTGTACTTGGCATTGGCCATAGCGAGTTTTAGTTTGCTGCTGGCCGTATCTATCTATGTGAGGGCAGTGTTTATCGTCTGCCTTACCGATGTGCTTATAGGCCTGACAGCTAATACAGGCCTTTGGCATGGTGATTAAATTACCCATTATGCAGCCCAAAGCTCACTAAGCTCCCGCTCTAGTCGGTAATCGTCTAAACGTTCTTCTAACTTTTCTCGTGCTGATTTTTGACGTTCGCTATAAGGAACTGCTTGTGGAGCGTCTTTCTTAGGTGAAGTTTGCTTTGCGATACTCACCGTGATTGGTTTGTTTTTGGTTTTAGGTGTAGCGCTTCGTTTTTTATAAGGCTTACGAACACAGCCACAACCAAGTACTCTGCCTAAGTTACCTTTCTTAACTGAACGCTCAGTGCCACAAATACAGCGACATAAAAAGTATTGCCCACAAGCTTCTTCAGATATCACTGTCCAATTGTTAAATACATCGCCGGCTGTTATTTGTATTTTGCTTTTGGCCATGATGCCTCCTTTTGTTTCTCAGTTTGGTTTTTACGTTGATAATATTGACGTATACGGGCCCGTTGCTGGGCCACGCAGTTGCGTTTAAATTTGTGCATAAGTTACTGTTTCAAATAGATTGAATGGCAATGTGATATCTGTTTGTAGATATCGCTAATGTATTTAGCCTGGTGCTTGGCATCATCTAATGCGTTGTGTGGGTTACCTTTAAATTCATTAGATTTTTTAGGATCAATACCGAGTACTCGACGGCCAACATCAACCATGGTGCGAACATCACGATCATTTCTAAAGTGCCATGGCTTTGTCATATTGGTGGCTTTGTAGGCATTGGTTAGAATGGTGTTGTCGAATGTGGCGCCATTACCCCAAACAACACGATTTCTAAACCCTTCGATTTGGTACATCCATTCGTTGAATTCGAGAAGGGCATCTTTAAGTGGCATGCTGTCGTTTACATTAAAGACAGAGCGGGCTTCATCGCTTTTTTTCATCCACCATTTAAGTGTTGAGCCATCTACCTCGCCGTATTTCATGGCATCTTCTATGTCGATGACTTGGTAAAATTCTGCACCAATATTGCCTGTAAGTGGGTTAAAGAATACGGCACCTATTGATACAATCACCGCATTTGAATGTTGGCCAATAGTCTCTAGGTCGAGCATGACATCGTTGAGTTCTGTATTCATGGTGTTTCCTGTTATGTCCAAGGGACTAAGCCCAGTTGTTGACGTTTATCGTTCCACTTTTTAACCAGTTGGCAGGCTTCTTTTTGAAGCTTTTTGCTAGTTAGTAAGCGGCTGATCTCTTTTTGGTCTTTAGCTTTAAAGCTGACCAGGGTTTCAAGTGTGGCTCGCTCAAAGCTGTTCATCTTCATTGCTTAAAGTAAGTAGATCTGTGGCTGTTAGTTCCCAGTTGTTGGCTTTAACACGGCGTAACCAGTTACCACAGAGTTCTAAGGTGTCTTTTTTAGGGCGTAAGCCGCCTTTGGGGGCTTCGACTAATTCGGCTTCATCATCTTTGTTGAGGATGATTAAACCTCCACGGCCGCTTTGGTGTAGGTAGAGTAGTGGGGTTTGCCTAGCATCATGGCCCTCAACCATGCCACCAATGTGATACGGGTAGGTTTGTACAATGTCAGTATCGCCTCGGTAGATTTGCACTATGTCAGCGGCAGCTAAACGATTCTTAAGTTCGCTTATTTCGGTTTTAAGTTGGGCTATTGTTTTGCGTTCGCTTTGATAAAGGCGCTTTTGTTGCTCAGTCGCTAAGCGCTGGCTTTCTAGCTTATCTTTGTAGCTTTTTATTCTGTCGCGTAGCTTTTTAGGTGTGCCGGCTATTTCTTTATACGCGGTTAGCGTAATTGTTAAGTCTTTTACTTTAGCTAATGCTTGATCGCGTTCTCTTTGTGCTTGCGCCAGCTGTTGATCGGCATTTTTTGCATTTTTAAGAACAACAGCAGCACCTTGCTCATAGTCTTTTACCAAAGCAGTAAGCTTGTCATTTTGTATTTGTAGCTGCTGTTCGTTTTCAACCATTTGGTCAAACTCAGCAACCTCTTGGTTATAAGCCGCAACTAAGTTATCGATTGCATCTACGACTGATAAAGGGTGATTACTCATGGTATTTATCCTGGTGTTGTAATAACTTCAATTCAGCCCACTTTTTAAATGAGCTGTCAGAAACTACTGCTTACCAATCAGTATCTGGGTGTAAGCGAAGTTCTAAGAGGTCTTCATCAAAGTCAGCTAAACCAGTAATGACCATTGAGGAAGCGTAAGCTTTAATAATTAGGCTATCTTCGCCATGAAGAATGGTAGGGTTCCATGTGTGTCGAAGTCTGATATCACCGCCCTCACCGATGTACAAACTTACTTCAGAGGGGTTTTTTGATTTTGAGTAATAACCAGATTCAAGCTGTTTCCAAATTTGCAAATTGTAACCACCAAGTAGGCTGTCATTCTCTTTAAGTTCAACTGTGGCATATTCATCGGTGTTATCTATGTCGTAGTGATCTTCTGCTTTCCAGTGCGCTACTATTTTGTTTATAAATTCGTGAATATCCATTGATTCAGGCAGTGGAGCGAATAGCTTGTTCATGCCTTCCATGAGTTTGGCGGCAGCTTTACTTTCAAAAAACTCACCAATTTTTTGTTCAATGGCTTTTAGCATTACGTCGTTGTAAGTAGGTATATCTAATTGTGATGGGTCAATTTTTAGCTTTTCATCAAGCAGTTTATCTAACTGTTTGGTGATGTTGCCATATGACTCAAATTGGCGACGGATTGATTCGTTAATTGATTTCTCGATTCCTAATTCAATTGACTTCTCAATCTCGCCACTTTGAATCAAGTCAGCGACTTTCTTGTCAACTAGTGCGTGTAATTCTTGCATTGGTTTGTTCCTGTGTTGTTAAACCCAGCTTTCTAGGTTCTGTTCAAAAATCAGCAATGCGATTAATAACGTGATGAATAGCATTGCTGATAGGGCTTTCTTAAGGGGTTTCATGCTGCCAAAACTGCTTTTGGGATGCGTGTGTTTTCAATCAGGCTTAAAAAGGCTTTAGTCATGCACAAATCACGGCGGGCGCTAGCGTTTAAAGCAATTGAGCCAAGCACTACTTGGTTGTTGATATCAAATAAAATGATTAAGCAGTATTTGGTACCAGACTCGTAAATGCGTAGCTCTTCGCCTTGCATACGTTGGTTCATGAAGTTAATGCGTTGTTTGAGCTGGTTGATCACCAGTGAAGTGAATACGTTTAACATAGCTTTTTCCTTTTCCTGTTGTGTTGTTTTAGTTGCTTACGGCAACCACTCGGCTGGTTTGGTTGGGCAAGTGCGTACCAGCGAACTGTGAAACCTTGCTTTAGGCCGCTTGTGGCGGTGGCTCTGGCGGCGGGTTGTTTGCCGCTTTTAGCTCTGGCACCACTAATTCAAAAGGGCTAATGCGCTGAGCTTGTTTTAGCTTGTGTAATAACGGGGCTGTTGCTGCGTTATTGCGTGCTGTTGGGAATATAAATACTTTGGTCATATTCACTCTCCTTGGCCTTAGGCTGCTAGTAAGTCGTTTTGCAGTTCACGCAGTCGGCGTAAACGGGTGGTGCGAACAGTTCGGGTTACTCGAATCGTTCTAAAACTGCGCTCAACGTCACTATTGGTTGCACTTAACAACACAAGCACTAGGCACATGGTGTAACGCAACACACCTTGCTTAATTGCTTGGTGTACCGTTTGGCGCATTGAATGGGTGTTAAATTTGAAGCTGAGCTCATTACAGGCTTGTCGAACTGTTGTGGGTTTTACACCCAATGATTCAGCAATAGACTTCTGTGTTAGGCCTTTTGCTACGAGCAGCAGCGTACGTGCTTGCTGTGCAGGTAAGCGAGAATGGGGCTTTGCACTTACGTGCATATCGTCAAGCTGGTATCCAGTTTCTGTGCGTAATGGGTTCATAGCAGTAAATAACAAATTTATTTGTTATTTAAATTACGCATACATTTGTTTTTAGTCAACACATAAAAACAAAAATATTTGTTATTTTGTTTTTTGACTTATTTGTAGACATAAAAAAACCGCCTTTTGAAGGCGGTTTAAGAGGGTTGTTAAGTTATCTAATTATTTATTGTATACATCACCTTGGATTGTAAAAGCTTGCTCTACTGAATCTGTTACCACCGCGTTGAAGCTATTAGTCCCTCTATATGTCGTTTTTACTAATATGTAATTTCCCTTGTCCCAGTAAACTGTTTTAACGTGCTCATAACTATCGGGGTTCTTTAAACTTCTCTTGATCATTTTTTCTAGCAAAGTATGTGAACCATCAAATTGACTAAATTGCTTTTCTATAGAGCGAACCCGTTCCATTTTTTCATTATAAAACGTGTACTTGTCTTTATAAGTCTTATTTTCCGGCGCTAACTTTATAAGCTGTTCATAAATTTCAAAGTTCTTTTTTGTTTCAGCGGTTGGTATTTTCGCAACTTTTTCTACCAATTCGAGCTCAGTAGCTTTATTTTTTAGTTTGACTAATTCGGGGTCTGTAACGGTGTTATATGCGCCAGCTAATCTTTTTGCTTTTAGGTATTCACCTTGATCAATTAGCTGTTTCATTTGCTCGAGTAGTTTAGCCTTATTTTGATTGTATTGGGCTAGTTGGGAAGAACGAACTTGCTGCTTGGCTGACTCTTCACGTGAGTCTTGGATAGTAGAGTAGAAATAAAACAATACGATTAATACAACGATTAAACCACCACAGCCAATATTACCTCTTTTTTTCTTAAGTACAGCACCACAGTTAGGGCAGCTTTCTGCCTTTTTACTTATTTGGTGACCACATTCCTTACATTTTATTAGTGCCATATCATTTCCTATGTATGTTTTTAATGGGTTATAACTTAGTTTCTTTTTCTGTAACTACCAATTACGACACCGCAAATAGTTGCATCTGGTAACATTTCTATTATAGGTGAAGGCCAGTTTGGATTTAGTGCTTTTAAATATTTTTGACTTCCATCAATGATAAGTTGTTTAAATGTTGCTTCAGAATTGCCGTTTTGTCTAACTACTACACATGAACCGTTTCTTGCTTCAACTTCAGGATCAACAAATATTATTTCACCGTTGATGTAATCAGGTGACATAGATTCGCCTTTAACTTCTAAGGCATAAGTGTACTGACTATGATTCTCAGGGCATGGATAAAACTGCTCAATTTCTCCAAGCTGGATATCTGCCCACTGGCCAGCTTGCACCCAGCTAATCAATGGGATGCTCGATAAAACTTTGTATGTAGGTAAAGCATTGTCAATATCAACCTCCATTTGACCAATCCCTTTTTCTAGCCAATCAACAGAAATATTTAAGGCCCTTGCTATCGAGGCTGTATGCCCTGATTTGCGAGCTTTACCTGATGATAAATACTGAATAGATTGTTGGCTAACCCCAATCTCTTTAGCTAATTTACTTTGAGTTATACCTCTAGATGCTAGAGCTTGTTTTAACCTGTTGCCTAAATCACTCATGATAAACCTAACGTTATTCTTATAATTATAATGTTACAAAATAATTTGTAGGGTGTATCTACAAAAATATTAGTTGCAACAAAACAAATACCTTTGTACTCTTGTGCTCTACTATTTTCTTTTAGAGGTAGAGTATGAACTCAAAAAATCCTGCTCTTGAAAAAGCTATAAAAATAGCCGGCGCTCAAACAAAGCTTTCCCAGGCCATTGGTAGTTCTCAACAAAATATTTCTTATTGGTTAAGAACTGGCAAAGTTGCCCCAGACAAAGTTATTTTGATTGAGAGAGTGACGGGTGTTTCTCGTCATGAGTTGAGGCCTGACATTTATCCGCCAGAGGATACAAAACAAGCTGCTTGATTGGATTGTTTTCATGGTTTGGTTCCTGTGTTGTTGAGCTTTTAGATTATCCAATCAATAACTGGGAATTTAGCTAAACGAATATATGTTTTTTTGTACAGGTGATTTATGGCTGTTGGCGGAATTGGGCTTAGTTTTATTGTTGATACTTCGGCAGTAACCCCACTCTTTGATCGTTTACGCTCTGCACTTAAAAAATTAGACCCGCATGTGGCTAATCTAGTGCGCAATAATATTGATGAGCTGCTGCGTAAGGATAATTTGGTTGTTCTGGTAACTCATTTCAATAAAGACGATATGAATAGCGAGATTTGTCTTTATCCAAGTGAGGGGTTGTTAGGCATTGCGCAAGCTGTGTTTTCTAAAAATTATGAAGCGCTTTTACCTCAAAGCCTTTCACCACCTGAAATAGAATAAGCAGGAACCCAAGGAGCTAATAAGATGCAAACAAAGAAAACAAATAAGACAGTTTTAGATGTGATTACAGATAAAGATCAGTTGCTAATTCACATAAAAGAATCAGCTGAGCAAGGCGCTAAAGAATGTGACGCAAATTACAAGGGGGTTATTTTGAGACCCCCATATACATCCGAATTAATTTGCTGTGATGAGCTATTTAATCAGTTTCGCGCGCAAGCTCTTTGATTAGTCGATCATAAACTTGAATGGTTAACTCGGGTGTTGATGCATCTTCGAAAACGGTATCTGTAATTTTTTTGGCTAGGTCCATTTGGTCAACTAAGTCGCAAGCAACATTTTTTAGATGTTCAGGCATTTTTGATTGAGCTACAGCTAGGTGTTTATCAAACGGGTTATCAGGTTTCATAGACTTGCTTCCTTATTTTAGTTTGTTGGTTTGGTCGCTAAACATACTAATTTAGGGAAGCGTTTTTTAACAGGAATTTTAATTATGCAGCAGGCAACGCTACAAGATGTACAAGATGCTTTGCAGTATCTTGACCCAAATTTAGATCGTGATACCTGGGTTAGAATTGCCATGGGCATTAAAAATGAGTTTGCTGATGCGGGCTTTGATATTTTTGATTCGTGGAGCGCTGGCGGTGAACGTTATAAGCCAAGCGATGTTAAAAGCATGTGGCGCAGCGTAAAAGCGGGTGGCGGTGTTACGATTGGTACTGTAATCGGCATGGCTAAAGATAAGGGCTTTACATTTAGCCGAGAACCTATGACGGCTGAGCAACAAGCCAAACTCAAAGCTGATTACGCTAAACGAGCAAAAGAGCGCGAAGCGAAAGAAGCAGAGGATGAAGCCGCGCGCCAGCGTTGGCATGGGGTAATTAGTGATTTTTCCAAATACATCATTGAAAACTTCACTATACCGATAAAATCAAATAAGTACTTAAGCGATAAAAAAGTAAATGCCTATGGGGTTTTAGGTTTTAAAAAGTCGTTTATTTTGATTATTCGCGATAACTTTACTACTGAGTTAGTTGAAGGTGGTAAAGAGATAAAAGCCTTCTTTGATACTTTACCTAGCGAAGATGAAGGTCGGGACTTTTCGTTTTTACATATCAAACGTGGCAGTCTGGCCATTCCCCTCATTGATATTAATAAGCAGATTTGGAACATCCAAGTAATCAACAATACTGGTACCAAGTTATTTTTAAAGCATGGCCGTAAATCAGGGCTGTTTCATTTTATTGGTAAAGCAAATAGCTGTAATATTTTGGCTGTTTGTGAAGGGTATGCAACGGGCGCGAGCATTCATATGGCGACTGGTTGGCCGTGTGCGGTGGCGCTTGATGCGGGTAATTTGTTACCTGTGGCTTTGGCATTTGCAGAAAAGCTAAAAGATAAGACCTTTTTGTTTTGTGCAGATAACGACGTTAATACAAAGGGCAATCCTGGTATAACAAAAGCGAATGAAGCAGCAGCTGCGGTTAATGGCCTTGTTGCTGCACCAGATTTTTCTGGTATTTTAAATAAGGAGGCTGCTTGATGGCCTCACGTTCTTTAACAGATTGGAATGACTTACATGTAAGTGCTGGTTTAGCTGAGGTCAAAAAACAGCTATCTGCTGTTGTTGATAAGCCAAGCGCTAATGATGGTGATAACCCGCCGCCGAAAAACGCTGACGCGCGGGAGCGTTCACTGGGGGATGAGCCGTGGCAACGGCTTTTCCAAAGAACCAATGCTGGCAATCCGCAAGCAAATATTAGTAATACGAAGCTGGTTTTAGAACACGATCCTGCTTTTGATGGAGTTTTAGGTTATTGCAATTTTAGCTATCGGATCATTAAGCGTAAGTTGCCACCGTTTAAAATGGCAAAGCTTGGTGAATGGACTGATGCCGATACCGAGCGCTTACGTATTTACTTATCTGAAAGCTATGGTTTTACACCTAAACCCAGTGATGTACTTGGTGCTATTTTGGTTCATTCAGAAGAGCATGCCTTTCATCCCGTACAGGACTATTTAACGTCAATAAAGTGGGATGGTAAGCCGCGAGTGGCTATGTGGTTACATAATTACTTAGGTGTAGAAGACTCTGATTATGCGGCTATGGTTGGCACATTCTTTTTGGTTTCTGCTGTAGTTCGGGTAATGCGGCCACCTGTAAAAGTTGACTCGGTGTTGATTTTGGAGGGCTTGCAGGGGTTGGGTAAATCGACAATGTGCCACAACCTATTTGGTGATTGGTTCACTGATACCCCGATGGCTTTAGGTGAAAAAGATACGTTTCAACAAATGCAGGGGATGTGGGGAATTGAACTTGCAGAGCTTGATGCGTTTAATAAGGCAGAGAACACCAAAGCTAAACAGTTCTTTGGTTCGCAGGTTGATAGGTATCGCCCCAGTTATGGGCGCATGGTGCAAGAATTCCCGAGGCAATGTGTTTTTATTGGTACCACAAACCAAGATAGATATTTAAAAGACTCAACGGGTAACCGGCGCTATTGGCCTGTGATGTGTACAAAGATATGCCAAGAGGCCATAAAGCGAGATAGGGATCAGTTATGGGCAGAGGCGGTTCACCTATTAAATGAGGGGACACCTTGGTGGCCTACTGATGAATACAAACACCTATTTGAAGAGCAGCAAGAGGATAGATTCGACTCCGATGTATGGGAGGGGCTTATTTATGACTGGCTACAAAAGAACAGACGTGTTGATTATTCAATCGCTGACATTATGGGGGAAGCATTGAGTATGGACCCACATGCTATGCGGCCACCTGAACAAAAACGTGTTGGCCAAATTATGCATCGGCTTGGTTTTGAGAAAAAGAAAAAGCGCGTAAATGGCAAACGACCTGCCTTTTATTACCCGCCGGAGGGCTTTTGGGATGCTAGATAGTGTTTTTACTATGACCATGACCGCAGGGGGTGACCTCTGCAAGCCGCGTGTTTACTGGATTGGTCATGGTGGTCACGGTGGTCACGGTGTTTTCACGCACACATACGCGCGCGCGTGCGAGCGGACGCATCTGATATCTATATTCTATTTAATAATGTTACTTCCTAATGTATGTAAAAACACTATGACCACTATGACCAGTATGACCATAGTAGTATTTATAAGGGTTGTAGCGGTCACGGTGGGTGGTCACGGTAAAAAACAGGGTGACCAAAACAGTTTTAAAGTTATTAGCAATACGGCGGGGATGTAAGATGCAATTAGATCTGAGAGAACAAGCTGAGAATGATTTAGCACAATGGGGGCTTTGGGCGAGAGAGAAGAACCTACCAACGCTTAAGTCCCAGAACCTCGTTACATCACGTTCTGTTAAGCTAGACATCAACGGTTGCCCTTTAGTGATAAAAGATGACTATGCGCAAGTACTCGATGCCAGTATTGCGAGAATGCGGCATTTAGATCCTACTTACCCGCTTATTGCTCGCCAGTACTTTAGCTTGGGTTTGAGCTGCAGAATCATTGCCCAAGACAGTAAAATTGGAAAAACTAAGGTTTCTTCAATAGTGGGTGAGATAGTTAGCTGGGTTGCTAGCGATCTTATTAAAGCGGCCTAGATCTTTTTTTCAAAAACTATTGCTTTTGTCCGAACAGAAACTATACTGATTCAGGTAAGCTTAGCAAAGCTACAACATAAAGCCCGAGGTTAACACCTTGGGCTTTTTTGTTTCTGCTTTTTAGCTCACGTTCCTGTTGTTGACCCGCTTTGGCTTTGCCTGAGCGGGTTTTTTCGTTTGAGGCCCTTATGAAAGTAAACAAGCTATTAGCCGCGGGTGTTACCGGTGTACTTGCGCTTGCAGGCGTTACAATTGCCCAGTTTGAAGGTGAGGTAAGAACGGGCTATGTCGATCCTGTTGGTGTGGTTACAGCTTGCTTTGGTCACACAGCGACAGCTGAGCTTGGCAAGAACTACACAGAGAACGAATGTTTAAGTTTGTTTGCTAAAGACTTAGGCGAACATAACAAGCAGCTGCTAAGAGCAGTTAGCGTATCAATGTCAGCAAGCGAACATGCTGCTTACTTGTCATTTCATTACAACGTGGGTGCTGGGAACTTTCGTAGTAGCACGTTATTAAAACTTTTGAACAATGACCAACGAGTGAAAGCGTGTAATGAGTTATCGCGTTGGGTTTACGCTGATGGCCAGAAATTACCAGGCTTAATTAAGCGTCGTGAAGCAGAGCGCCAGTTATGCTTAAGCGAGCTTAGGGATGTTTAGTTTAAACAAGGTATTATTTACAGGCTTGGGTGTAATGCTTGCGATATCAGTGTTTCGATATTTGGGCGTTAGTGCTGAGCTTGATGAAGCGCGTGATAGTAACGAACAGCTACTCAGCACTATTCAAAGTTATAAGAATCAGGTTGAGATGCTGGCTAACAACTTAGTTAATGCTGAGAAGCAAAATAAGCGATTACTAAAAGAGCGCACTTTACTGGAACAAATTCGTGCAAAGCACTTAGCACAACTTACCTCTATCGAAAATAAGCTTCAAACAACTAACTCACAACTTGATGCATTAAGGCTATCGACTAATGAAACAACTAAGAACTGGGCTAATGACTGTGTGCCTAGCGCTGTTATCAGCGTGTTCAAGTACGCCAACGCTAGAGCCTGTAATCAAAACAGTCGTACAAACTGAGTATGAGTTTGTGCAGATGCCTAACGAGTTCATTAAACCTTGTGAGGTTAGTATTCAAGCTGTTGGAGATAATACTTCCCACAGTCAGTACACAGTGTATTTAGAGACCGTTATTGATACCTGCAATGAGCAGCTATTAAGAGCGCGAGAGTGGAACAATGCGAATAGAAACAAGTGATATAGCTGTGCAAAAGGCCGTCAGTGTAACGACCTACAGCGCAAGCTTAGGCACTGCAGCTGGAGGGATATTTAGCTTGAATGAGTGGGCTATATTACTGGGGATTATATTCGCAGCATTAACATTCTTAGTTAATGCGTGGTTTCAACATAAGCGTGATGAACGTGAAGCGCGTAAGCATGAAGATGATAGAGAGTTCCATCGTGCAAGAATGGAAGCGCTACAACAAAGCGATCATGCACAGCTGTTATGCCAGGACAACATAGATGGCTAACAAACCTGGTAGCTGGTGTAGTAAGTGTCGCAAGGTACATCATGACGAGCCTTGCCCACACCGTAAAGCATTTGGTCGTAAGCGTGATAGTCATCAGCAATCAGGTCGTGGTGGTCGTGTGTGGCAACGAACAAGAGAATATATATTTCATCGCGATAACTTCCTTTGCCAGATATGTAAGAGCAAAGGGGTACTAACATCAGTTGAGCTGCATGGCCCTTATCATGGGGTATGTGATCATATCGTTCCCTTGTCTCAAGGCGGCGATGACAAAATAGAAAACCTTCAGACCATTTGCCAGTCTTGTGATAAAGAAAAGACGGCAAGTGAGTCAAGACACAGCACTCACCCGGGGGCATCAAAAGTCTAGGGGGTTGCTCTGTACACCGCCGCCCTAATGAGATTTTTATGCGGGCTATAAATGAAATGAAAAAGCCCACTTTATAGAGAGTTAGCTAGTTTATGTCAGGTAGATACCCATCAGTAGCAGAAAAGAATGACGATAAGGTCGTTCAGTTTCCTGGTACCGAAGAAAAAGCGGAAATGAGCGATAAGGAAGCGAAAAAAATCGCGATCCAATCGCGTCCGCGTGGTATGTCAAAACCTGAACAAAAAGTGTGGGAAATGGATGTTCCGGCTTATGTGAAAATTAATCGCTTTAAACCGCACTTCACACGGTTCTTTAGAGAGTACTGTGTTGTTATCGCTCGCATGGAAGAAACAAAAGCGTTCTTAGACCAAGAAAATGTTGGTTGGACCTATACAACAGTTGGCCGCAATGGCGCACAGCATAAGAATCGTCCTGAGGTGGCTCAGTACAACGATGATTGGCGAAAACTAAACAGCTTAATTAATCAGATTGGTGGTAGTCCAGCAACGGACCAAAGGTTTAACAATTTACAACCTGGTCTGTTTGATGACTTGTATTAGATGCGGAAAAACTACCCAACGTTTCAGCGTGATCACCTTGCTGATATAGAGCAATACGCTAATGATGTTCTAAGTGGTAAGCGCCTTGCTAATCGCTATGAGAAACTAGCTGTTGAGCGTGAAAGCCGAGATTTAGAACGTGCTGGTACAAAAGATTTTCCATATTATTTTGATGTAGAGGCTGCACTTAAAGCCATAAGGTTTATTGAAACCTTTAGTCATGTAAAGGGAAAGTGGGCAAGGGCGAAAGGGCAGGACGCTTTGATTGCTTTAAGCCCTTGGCAGAAGTGGATAACAGGCCAGGTATTTGGTTGGAAGCATATCATCACTAAGCGCAGACGTTTTAGATCTGCAGCGGTATATGTTCCAAGGAAAAATGGCAAGTCAACGTGGATTGCACCCATTGGGCTGTACATGTTGTCGAACGACAATGAGCCAGGCGCTGAAGTTTATTGTGGTGCAACCAACCAGAAGCAAGCGAATGAGGTATTTCAACCAGCCCATAAAATGGCCACTAGGCAACCTGCTTATCGTCGGCAATTTAAGGTCGAATTATTAGCTCAGCAAATTTCTAGTACATCAGACGGCGGTAAGTTTGAACGTTTGATAGGTGATCCTGGTGATGGTGGCTCGCCGAGTTGTTACCTCTGTGATGAATATCACGAACACCCTGATGACAGGCAACGAGACACCATGGTCACAGGGATGGGGGCTAGGGAACAACCACTCGAATTTATAATATCAACAGCCGGTTCTAATTGGTTCGGCCCATGTGGTCAACATTGGAAAGAATGCCAAGAAATACTAGAGGGCACTCGGGTTGATGAAACAACATTCTGTATCATCTACGCAGCAGATAAGGATGATGATTGGCAAGATGAAAATACATTAATAAAAGCCAATCCTAACTATGGTATTTCGGTTGATGTTGATGGTTTAAAAAACCAACTCAACAAAGCTAAGCAATCAGCACGTAAGCAAAATGCATTTAAAACAAAACACTTAAATTTATGGGTGGGTGCGAAAGAAAGCTGGCTTAACATGGAAGATTGGAAAGCAGCTGCTGATCACTCTATTACCATGGATGAGTTCTTGGGAGATGAGGGCACAAAAGGCGTCGATTTATCTGAATCGGATGACTTAACAGCCGATGTAACCTGCTTTACCCGCACAATTGATGGCAAACTTCACTACTATTTGTTTGCTAAAACCTATGTCACTGCAGCGAAAGCAAGCGAAATTGATATTTACCGAGACTGGGTTGATCAAGGTGACCTTTTAGAGTGCGATGGAACAAGCATTGATTACGATGAAGTCGAACGAGCGATTGAAACTGATAACGAAAATTATCAAATTACAGGCTTGTTTTACGACCCTGCAGGTGCGGCACCTATCGCACAGCGTGTCCAAAACAACACTGGCATTGAGCCAATAAAAGTCGCGCAAAACTACACAAATTTTTCACCGGCTATGCGTGAGTTTGAAACCTTACTCAGGCAGGGCCGCATTCACCACAATGGTGATCCTGTTCTTGCCTGGTGTTTAGGGAACGTAATCGCGAAAGAAACCATGGACGGCAAATATATTAGGCCTGTCAAAGAGCATAAAGACAATAAGATTGATACCGCGGTTGCTATGTTACTTGCCTTTATAGGCTCATGGCAGCCTGAAGAAGATGATGGTTCTAACCAAGAGTTTTTGGAATTCTAATGTTTAAAATCCCTTTTTTAAGTCGTTCAAGCAGCAAAAGCACGACACAAGTCAGCAATACAGCTGAGCAAAACGACATATCAGTACAAGATATTAATTCCTTGGCTGATCTATTTGGGGTAATGCCTTCATTAGCAGGTCCGGCTGTTACTCCAAAAACATCCATGAAAGTATCTATCGTTTTTGCGTGTGTGCGTTTAATTGCCGGCGCTATTGCTCAGATGCCCGTTCATATCTTTGAACAAAGTGAAAAAAACGATAAACAAAGAGTCCCAAACCATAGTTTAGCTAACTTATTTAACTTACAGCCAACACCCGCGTGGAGTGCAGCTGCATTTTGGGAGTTTATCGTATCGAGCATGCTGCTTCATGGTGATGGGTTTGCTGTCTTACTGAGAGATAGAAACGGTGATGTAGAAGAAATACTACCAATCAGCCCTGTAGGTATGAATGTAGTTAATAACAATGGGCGTTTAAATTACTTTTTTACACTTGATGGTACTCCCCGAGGCTTTGACCAGGATGATATTTTGCATTTTCCTGGCTTTGGTTTTAATGGCCTTAAGTCTATGTCGGTTATTCAATGGGGCGCATTTAACAGTATTGGCCTTGAGCTTGCCATGGAGCAACACAGTGGTGAGTTTTTTAAATCTGGTTCAACGCAACGTGTAGCAGTTGTTAAACAAGGGAAGTGGGATGAAACACAAAAAGAGTCATTCAGAAACGCGTGGGTTAAAGCTTATGGCGGTATTGAAAACTCTAAGTTCCCACTGGTTCTTGATAACAGTACTGATGTAAAGCAACTGAGTGTGTCAGCTAAAGACTCACAGTTGCTTGAGTCGCGTGAATTTCAAATTACAGACATAGCACGCGCTTTTGGCCTGCCTAGCTTTATGGTAAATCAAGAACAAAAGACAACATCTTGGGGCAGTGGCATTGGTGAGATTGGCTTATCGTTCTTGCGTTTTACGCTAGGACCCCACCTTAATCGCTTTGAACAAGAAGTAAACCGTAAACTCTTTTTGAAAAAGCCCATGTTTGCTGAATTTATCGCAGCTAATTTAATGCGTTTAACCTTAAAAGATCGCAATGAAGCATACCGTCAAGCGATTGGGGGCTCGCAAGGACCGGGCTGGATGAGTATTGATGAAGTGAGAAAGCTTGAAAATCTACCAGAACTGGGTGGCCGTTACGCGTTACCTTACGATGCAACTGCTTCAAACAACCAACAAACGGACATTTAACTATGAGAAACAGCCGAAAACTAATGCAGTTGATTAAAAACAACTGCCAAAACCGTGAACAAGTTGGCTATCAAATTAAACAACAGTCACCGTTAGCTAATGCAGGTGAAAACCGCCCCGCATTTTTAATTTACGATGTAATTGACTCTTGGTGGGGCGTATCTGCAGAAATGATTAAACGTGATTTGCTCACAGTAAGTGATGCCACGGACATCGATGTTTACATAAATAGTCCAGGTGGTGATGTATTTGAAGCGACGGCAATTTATTCAAGTTTAAAAGCGCATCCTGCAAAAATTCATGTTCATATTGATGGTATTGCTGCAAGCGCTGCAACACGTATTGCATTAGCCGGCGATACAATTGAGATTGCTGATTCAGGCTTTTATATGATCCATTACGCCTGGACACTTGCTTTGGGTAATGCACAAGAAATTCGTGATACAGCAGACATGCTCGATAAAGTTGATAACACCATTGTAAATGACTACGAAAAGCGTACAGAAGCTGGTGAAGAACAAGTTCGTAACTGGATGCAAGCAGAAACATGGTTTACCGCACAAGAAGCCTTAGAACACGGCTTTGTTGATAGCATTATGCAAGATGAAAGCACAGATAAAACTACCAATAAAGCTTGGGATTTAACAACGTATCAAAACGCACCTGAACCCGAAGCCCCTGAAAATATATTTCCGCAGCGTGAAAGGCTAGAACGATTTGCCAACATGTTGCTGGCAACTAGCTAGCTCCGCTGGCACCACTATCGAAAGCACCGAAAGGTGCTTTTTTTATACTTAAAATTGAGGAATACATTATGCCTAGCATTCAAGATAAGCGGGAGCAGCGCAAAGGTTTAGCTGTCACCCTAAACCAATTAGTCACAGATCATCCAAAAGATGAAGCGTGGACTGATGATAAGCAGAAAAAATATGATGATCTGGTTAATAAAATCGATGCATTAGACGGTGAGCTTGACCGTCATCAAAAAGTGCTCGATTTACAGGCTAAGTCAAAGCAAACCATTCAAGATCGCGCAGACCAAAACGGCATTTCTACTGATGAAGCTGAGCACCAAATTCAGCAAGAAAAAGCAGCGTACGCAACATGGCTACGTGGTGGTATGTCGGCGCTTAATGAAGAACAACGCGCTGCAGTACAAGCTCGTATTGATAGCCCTAAAAATACGATGAGCACTGGCCAAGGTTCAGAGGGTGGTTACCTCACTGCTGATGAAATTGCACCTGGTATTTCACAGGCATTAAAAGCTTATGGTGGCATGCGCGAACTTGCCACTGTGGTACCTACACAAACAGGTTCTACAATTCCTTGGCCTACAGCAAACGCAACCGCTGAGCAAGGTGAATGGTTAGCAGAAAATGCCACAGCAGATGACGAAGATACTTCATTCGGTGTGCGTAACATTGATACGCATATGATCAGCTCAAAAGTCATTGCAGTGCCATTCCAATTGTTGCAAGACACTCAATTTGACCTTGAGGGTTACATTAACAACTTAATCGGCCAGCGTATTGGCCGCACATCAGAAGATGCATTTATTAATGGTGATGGTACGGGTAAGCCACACGGTATTCTGGCAGATATCACTGCAGGTAAAGTGGGCGGTTCAGGCCAAATTGCCACAATTACTGTAGATGACCTTATTGACCTAGAACACAGCGTTGATCCTGCTTATCGCCGTAGCATGAAGTGCGGTTACATGATGAATGACTCATCAATCAAAATTGTTAAGAAGCTTAAAGACAGTCAAGGCCGCCCACTTTGGTTACCGGGTATTGAGTCAGCTGAACCAAATACAATTTTGGGCAAGCCATATGCCACGAACCAACACATCCCTGCTATGGCAGCAAATGCTAAATCTGTGTTGTTTGGTGATTTCTCTAAATACATTGTGCGTGATGTATCACAAATGCTGTTCTTCCGTTTCACAGACAGTGCGTATAGCCGCAAAGGCCAAGTTGGTTTCTTAGCGTTTATGCGTACAGGTGGCCGCTGCATCGATGTAGGTGGTGCTGTTAAGTACTACCAAAATGCAGCCGCTTAATTGATGCTCCAATTGCCCCTGAAAAGGGGCTTTTTTATTTAAGTAAGGACTTAACCATGGCAGCTAAAAAACAAATTACTGCACGTGTACTGGTTGCATGCGTGATTGCTGGTCAACCTTTTGAGCCAAACGCACTTGTAAAAGGTGATGCTGAGTTACTTGAACCCCTTATAAAGGTTGGTGAGTTATCGAGTGACAAAGCAGCGGTAGAGTATTGCAGCAAAGAGCTAGAAGTTGAAGTTGTTGATCTTAATGCGACAGGTGAAGACGCAAAGAGTGACACTGACGACAATCCTGACGGCGAAGAGTAACAACAATGAAAATGCTCCGAAAGCTAATCCAGGCACCTTTGATTGAGCCATTCACCGTAGAAGAATTGGCATCACATACTCATGCAGATGATGATCACCATGATTATTTGCAAACTTTGGTACCGAGAGCGCGAAAACGGTTTGAACAACGCACAGGCCGTTTACTCGTAGAACAAATATGGCAATTTGCTATGCCTAAATTCTGTAAGGAAATTGTTTTACCAACCGCGCCGCTTAGGAGCATCACATCAATTAAATACATAAATACATTGGGCCAATATGTAACGCTTGAGCCAACAGAGTATCGCGTTGTAGAACATGGCTTAACAGCCACCATTACACCTAAATTAGGCGGAAATTGGCCAGCTGTCGGCTTTAAAGTAGCTGATGCAGTACAAATAGAATGCATCATGGGTCATACAGCTGTGGTGAATGATGCAATTGACGTAAATACGTTAATTGACAAAGACAAATACGACCTTGCTAAACAAGCCATTTTAATTTTAGTAGCAGATTGGTTTAGAAACCGTGAAGACACCGCACCCGTGCAGCTTTATGACATGCCAAATGCATTTAAAGCAATCGCAAACGAATTAGCGGTAGAACTATTATGAAAACAATGCCAGCCGCTAAATACAATTGCAAAGTAAGCTTTGGTAAAAATACCAAGTCAGATGACGGCTACAATACGGACTCTTTCGCGCATGAATTTTTTAAATGGGTGAACATTCATACTGGAGCGTCTAAAGAACTAGAGCAAAGCGGCCAGTTAACGGGGGAGGTTACCCATACAATAACCTGTCGTTATAGCAGTAAAATTAAAGCAACCCACCAAATCACATTTAAGCAGCGCCAATTTGAAATTATTGGTGAACCAATAAATCAAGATTTCGAAAATATTCAAACCATTATTGCTGTAAAGGAGACCACCAATGCTTGATGCAGGAATTGATATCTCGGGTTTAAAGCAAATGGAACAAGCATTACAGGATATTTCTAAAGAGATAGGTGCGAAAAAAGCGACAGGCATTATGACAAGCGCTATCCGTGAAGGTGCTGTGAAATATCAGCAAGGTATGCAACGTAATGCACCTGAATCTGAACTTGCCCGCATAGTTAAAACTAAAAGTGGTCAAAAAGTAGAAATACGCCCGGGCTTTTTAAAGTCTCGCATTAAAATTCGCGCCAGCACAAATCGCACAGGTGCAGAAACGAAGCGCTTTGGTAAAGGTGTGGTATCACTTGTAAAAGTTGGGGTATTTAAAGTGCCTTACATTGTACAAGTTGAGTACGGTACCACACGGCAAAAAGCCCAACCGTTTATTCGCAACTCATTTAAAAAGCGCACGAATCAAGTTGTGGTGGTTATTAATCATCGCTTAGCTAAACGAATTCAAATGGCACAACGCCGCATAGCTAAAAAGAACAAAGCAAAATGATAGAAAATAGCATAAGAAAAAAAGCTTTAGCATCACAAGCTTTGATGGCGCTCATTGGGGATAACTTTCATCTGACAGAAAATCATAACAGCAAAGATAACTACATCTTTCTGACTGTAATTGATGATGAAACACCAATAGAAATTCACATGGAAGATAATCAAAGCGAAGCATTTGTGCAATTTGATTGTTACAGCAAATTACCCGCTAACGCTAAGGCAATAGCAAAGCAAATTGAAGTTACTTTCAACAAAAAAGGGTTTACCGATACGCATGTGAATGTGCAGTTAGCACTTAAACAGCGCCGTATACCCGACTTTGATACCGACTCAAAACTATATCGTGAGTCATACGAGTATATTTTTTATTACCACAACATAAATAACGAGGTGTGAAATGCCAGATCCAACTCCAGCAACAGAGCTTGCAACCGATACCGTTGACTCACATGGTTCAACATTACAATTTTGTTCAACGGGCGAAGAGGCCGTTGATAAGTTTTTACCAGGTATTGATGTTATCCCACAAGTGAACTCAGGAAAGCAGTTTGAAGATGACACAGATATAGGTATGACTCGTCGTTCATACTACGAAAAAGCACTTCCTGAAGACCAAGACTTTGAGTTAGTTATGCGTGATATACCTGGTAATGCAGACCAAAAAGCATTTACCGATCAGGTTGTAGCTGGCACAAACATCAATATGAAAATTACCCGCGCCAGTGGTCGAGTGATTGAGTTTGTGCTGGTCCCTCAAGATTACTTCTCGGGTGAGTCAGGCAAAGAAACAGGGAAACAAATGTTTGCGTGTATTGGCAAGCTCCAAAATGTTAACTTCACTTCAGTGAGTGCAGGTGCCTAATGATTACAGCCGCAGATATTATGGCGGGTAGGCTTGCTACGTCTACCCGTGTATTTGACGTAAAAGGGGTCGGTAAGATTGAATTACATCGATTGCCGGCAAACGATGAGTTTAAAGCAAGAGAGTTATTTACCGATAAAGACGCAGACCCTAAAAAGTTAGAAAAAATAGCTCAACGAAACACCTATTACATGCTCCATGGTAAGTATGATGACAAAGAAGCTGCAAAACTTCCGCAATTAATGGATGTTGATCAGCTTGGTATGATCCACACAACCGGTTTGTTCTTCACAAACCTATCGCAAGATAACCTTGAAACTATTGAAAAAAACTAAAAAAGCAACCTGAGTTACATGCGCTCTGCAATTTAGCAGATAACTTAGGTTGCTCTATCTACGAATTACATTCACGTTTGCCGGCAGAAGAACTAGAGCTCCGTTTAGTCCACCAAGGGCTAAATATGGGGCTAACGTTCGACCGTTCAGAGCAGCGCAAAATCGAACAAAACAAGAAGCAACGTGAAACAGAAGCATTTTTAAACACTTGCCCTTGGCGCCAACGTAAGAGAGCTTAACTATGTCATCAATTGCAACACTCACTATCGACTTGATCGGTAAAAGTGGCAAGTTGTCGGCTGAATTGAAAAAAGCCAATAAAAACACTAAGTCGTGGGCTGACAAAACCCGCAAGTTAGTGGGCACTAGTACCAAAACGTTAGTGGGCTTTGGTGCTGCCGGTGTTGCTGCGTATGCCTCAATTTATGCTAAAAATGCTGAATTTATTGATATGCAGGCAAAAACAGCTGACAGGTTAGGCATCACAACGCAAGCACTTGGGGGCTTACAACACGCAGCAGAACAAACTGGGGCTAGTACAGAAGTTTTGAATATGGGTTTACAGCGTATGACCCGTCGAATAGGCGAACAAAGCGCAGAGGCTAAGAAAGGCCTTGATATGCTTGGCCTTACCTTTGATGAACTTGAAGGGAAAAGCCCAGATCAGCAGTTTGCGTTAATTGCCGACAAAATGAAGGATATTGACGACCAGGGCAAAAAAGTAGCGGCAACACAAAAATTATTTGACTCTGAGGGGGTAAAACTACTTAACACCCTAGAACTTGGCGCTGATGGCATCAATGCCATGATGCAAGAAGCTGAAGACTTAGGCATGACATTTGATCGCATCGATGCAGCTAAAGTTGAAATGGCGAATGATGCATTCGACAAGGCGCAAAAAACAACACACAGCTTTGGTCAAACATTGGCGATAGAAACAGCGCCGATTATCGGTGCTATTTCAGATATGTGGACAGACTCAGCCAAAGAAGCCGGTGGTTTTGGTTCAATAGCGCAGCAAGTTGTCACAAAAGTAGCGTCAGGAATTGGATTTTTATCTGATATGGGACGAGGCCTACAAGTAACATTTTTATTAGTTCGCCAGGCGATGGCCGAATTAGTGAATGGTATTGTTCAAATAGGCACTGTAGGTTCAAAAATCGGTGGGAAAATTGGTGATGCACTCGGCTTTGATACAGATACACTCGACGAAATAAACTTATTTGCTGAGTCTGTATCGCAAACAACCGATAGCTTGGCGAAAGAGCTGGGCGACTTGGCCATGGAGCCAATGCCATCAGAAAAAATAAAAACATGGATTGCTGATGTACAAACTAAGTTTGAAGCAGCAGCGCAAGAGCAAGTAAATAATCCGAATAAGAAAGATTTAAGCGATTTATTACTTAAAAGTGATCCTGCCGTGGTGGATGAAAAAGCGCAGCGCTTAATTGAGTCAGCACGTAACCAGTATCAGCAAATATTTGATGCTCAGTTAGAAGCTGATGGCAAAGAGGTTGAACTTGAAAATCAGCGATTTGAACGTAAGCAAGCTGAAATGGAGCGTGAGTTTCAGCTTTTGCGAGAGAAGAACCTTATAACAGCTGAAATCGAGGCTGAATATACAGAGGCAAAGGAACTTGCCGTATCACAACATGAGCAACGAATTACCGAGATAAAAGATGAGCAATTAGCGCTTAGAGAACAGAAAGAAAAAGAGCATCAAGATAAGTTAGCTCTTGCTGAGTCTGAGCGGAATAAGACAATGCAGAAAGGATATTCAAGCCTGCTTGATGTGATGGGTGGGTACTTTGATGGCATGGAAGGAAAAAACGCGAGCTATGCAAAGACGGCAATATCACTTGGGGAGACTATGCTGGATGAAGAAAAACGAAACTCATTGCAAAGCATCTGGACGAATACCTACGATACAGCAATGAAAGCTTATAACGCATTGGCAAGTATTCCTTATGTTGGTCCTGTGCTTGGTGCAGCTGCTGCAGGTGTAGTTATTGCCGCGGGTACTATGTATGCGGGAAAAGTAACAGGCTTAGCATCTTTTGATGGCGGTGGTTATACATGGGATGGGCCGAGAACTGGCGGTTTAGATGGTAAAGGCGGACAGTTAGCCATGCTTCACCCTCAGGAGACTGTCATAGATCACACTAAAGGGCAAAGCTTAAGTCCAAACATACTTGTAAATGGAAGCGCTGGACAAAAGACTACACCACGCGAAGTTCATATTTCCCCTCAATTCAACATAAGCGCTATGGACACTTCAGGATTTGAAGATTGGTACCAAGCAAATAGAAACCGCATAGCCACAGATATGCAAGAGTTAATAGATCAGCCACTGTAAGGCAGCTAAATGGCCATATTTCCCAACGAATTTATATTACCGCAAAAACTACGAGTCCGAAGCGTTGATCAAACACAAAGCGAGTCATCATGGGGCGGTATTACCCATAAAAATCGCCTTGGGTATATGCATCGATGGGGGTTCGATATGACAACCCCAAAGTTGAATTACGAAAAGGCAATGGCGTTATATTCGTTTATTTGCTCTTTGGGTGGCCGCTTTGGTGTTTGCTTGATGAAAAACCCGCTCCCTATGCTTGGCGCAGGCATTGAAAACGCCTTAGTTAGAGAAAACATTAGCCAAGGTGACACCTCGGCGCCGCTCTATGCAATGACAGGTAACGTAACAGCCGCATTAAAGCCAGGTGATTACATTCAATTTGCTAATCACACAAAAGCATACATGGTAACAGCTATTTTAAACACAAACGGACTAGGGCAGGGCACAGTAAGCTTTACACCCAATTTAAGAGTGGACGTTCCATTCGGTACTGAAATGAACTCAGGTGAAAATGTGCATTTTAGTCTTGAGCTTAAAAGCGATGAGCAAGATATATTGCACCGCGCAGACAGTGAGCGCGAAGTACCTATAAAAATTGAGTTCGAGGAATATATTAATGATTAGTTTGAGCGCTGAATTTAAAAAGGTTTTGCGCGAGCCGCATACAACCGCGCTTTTGCTTACCGTTCACTTTCCAACGCCCTTTAGAGCCACTAATAGTGGTGCAAGTATAACTCACAATGGGGCTAAGTTTATCGCTGGCTATTGGTCAACAGAAGGTATCAGCATCGAACAGCAAGGAACCCCCAAAATAGGTGAAGTCCCAATAACATTAAATGCAATAGACAGCGCCATATCGGCGCTTTTTTTTACTCAAAATTGGCTAAATACTCGCGTCACCATCGAAAAAGTATGGCTAAACAGTGCTGGGAAAGTCGTTTATGCAGAAGTTATCTACAAAGGATTGCTTGCAGAAAAAAGCGGAGAAGAATCTACCACCACCGCCAAGCTGACACTCAAATCAGCATCAATTTGGGCTGACTTTGAAGCTTCAAGAGGCCGAAAGGCAACACACGAATCGCAACAACTTCATTACCCGGGTGATATGGGGTTAGAGTTTTCAGGCATGGTCATTACTGATATCCCTTGGGGGCGTGAAGGTAAATCCCCCGCCGTATTATCAGCAAGCCGTGGAAGTCGCGGTAGCACTCAAACACAGGTACAAAAATGAGTTTTCTATCAAAAATAGGTAATTTTCTTTTTGGCTGGCTAATGCCAGATCAAGATATGGGCCAGCGAGGCACAAACGTTACTAAAGCTAGCTCAGAAAACCATTTTCCTGTTGTGTATGGTACCCGCGAAGTACCAGGCACAATCGTATTTATGAATACGACAAACCCGAATGATGGTGACGATGTTAAAAATGACCTATTGCACATCATTGTCGTATGGGCCGAGGGCGGAATAGATGGTATCGAAGACTTATGGCTTAATAAAATATCAATAAATGATTCTAAATTTGATGCCGAAAAAGGCCGCTGGGCTCATGCTGCGCACTTTAAAAATGGAATGGGTAGCTACACTGATCCATACCTTAAAGAAGCAGGCTGGGATGCTGCAACAAAAAATCACAAGCTAAATGGTTTGGCTTGCTCTTATGTGCGCTTGGAGTGGAGTATTGCTGAAGATGCGCCGTTTTCAGGAGTGCCCGATCTTACCGCAGTTCTCAGAGGTAAACGTGTAAAAAATCTTAACACTGGCGCAATCGAGTATAGCGAAAACCCTGCTTACATATTGCATGACTATTTAACGTCAAAAATTTATGGTAAAGGGCTAGAAGAGCATGATCTTTACCTACCTTCTTTTATTTCCGCTGCACAAATATGTGACACGCGCGTGCCCACATATCAAGGTTCAACAGAAACAAAGCCGTTATTTACTTGCAATATAGTTATTGATACAGAGCAAAGACTCATTGATAACGCGGTAACAATAGCCAAGTCAATGCGCGCATTAGTGCCTATTGAAAGCGGCCAATTGCACTTAAAAGTTGAGCAAGACGATGCCCCAACAACAGAAAGTCTTAGCGAACGTGATTTTAAGTCAAAGATACAATATACAAGCGGTGGGAAAAGCAAACGTTATAATCGTGTGATTGTTGAATATGCAGATCAAGACGCGCTTTACTCAGAGCAAGACGCAATTTACCCAGAACCAGGAAGCGCATTAGAGCAACAATGGCTTGATGAAGATAACGGCGTAGTGCTTGAACATCGCTTTAAAGTGCCTGGGTGTACTAATTATTACGAAGCACGCCAAATGGCACGCGTTATTGCAATGCTTAGTCGCGAATCACTCAACTTCACTGTGATGGCTGCACCAATTGCTTTGCAATACACCGTGGGTGATGTTGTACCTATAAATATTGAAAAACTCGGCTGGTCAGAAAAACCTTTTCGCTTAATAAAAAGTATTTTGCAGCCAAATGGTGACTACAAACTTACATTTAAAGAACATCAACCTTACATTTATAACTGGCTAACAGGTAATGTTCGTCCGCCGATCCCAGATACAAGCTTACCAAACCCACGCGAAGTAATTGCGCCAACTGAGCTTATGGCCACTGCTCAAAATGATGGGCATGTAAAGATCAGTTGGGTATCTGCATATAACAACTTTGATGTGCAAATATACAAAACCATAGCCGATGACTCGGGCGTGGGAGAGTCAGAAGCCCCTGAAAAGTTATTAAAACGTATAACAACATCGGTGCCTGAATTAATTATTAGTGAACTCGATGCAGGAAGTTATGAAATAGATGTGCGTGCACGTTCAAATATGGGCTTCACCAGCCAGTTTGTTACTCTTGCGTTTGATGTGCATATACCTGCTGAACCATTAGTAACTGTTGATTCAGCGACATATAACACAATTGTTTTAACTGCTCGTGTTACAGGAGCAAGTCTTGGTACAACATTTGAGTGGCAATTTTATGGCTTATCTAGCAGCCCGCAGCCAGTTCCTACCGAGCAAACAGGCTTTACAGTAACTTATACAGGTTTAGTTCCTGAGTCTGAATACCAAATTAAAGTAAGAACAAAAAATATAGCAGGTGTGAGCTCTTGGGTAACTGTGTCTGCAGAAACGACTGCGGCAAATTTAGAAAAATATATTAAGAATATTTCACGTGAGCAACTAGACCAAGAAGCACAAGACTATTTAAATGAAATGAATGAGTTGGTTGATCGCTTACGTGAGAACACCGACAACAATATTGATGATCAACTTGACGATATTAAAGACAACATCGATCAAAACCTAGATGATATTCGCGACGATATCACGAACATTGAGCTGGGCTTTAATTACGACCTAAACACACTCGATGCCAAGATTGCTGAACGAACGAACTTTGAAAAAGTCGTGTTTGATATGACAGTTGATTATTTAAACTGGCGTACAACCTATGAGCAGCGAACAGAGCAATCAGAGCGCTTAGTTGATGCCGTTGCGTATATTGATCCTGAATCGGGCGTTATCATCAATAAAGCGTACGAGGCAACCGGCGAAGCGCTACAAGAAGCCTACACAAAAATTGACGCTGTAAATGCACTGGTTGAGCTATCTACTCAGCAAGTAACACAAACAGCCACGCGTTTAACAAAGGCAGAATCAACCCTTGCGCTACAAGCTGGGCAAATTAATAGCCGTGCAACGTACACCGAGGTGCAATCAGAAATTGCGGGCGCTATTCAGGCGCTAACCCCCGCATACAGCTGGCAGTTTAATAGCTCAGATGAAGGGTTCACAGGCGTATCAAGTCACAATGCAGAGGGCTATATTGTTGCGGTTAATGCGGTTACGAGCCCTGCTATTAGCTATATAGCCGATGACAACCCAATGTTTAGGGTGCGTGTACGCTTGCATGAAGGTGCAACGTGGCGCGGCAACGTAATTATTAATGACAGCATTACATTAAAACTACCTACGCCGGTTACAGATAGCTGGGAAACATTGCAAGTTAATGCGCATGGACTTGCGGGTTACACTGGCGAAGTGACAAGCCTGAAATTTGATTTAGGCGCATGTGATATTGACTCGATTGAAGTCGGTAAACGTGGCGCAAACGACTTAGCATTGGAAGACATTGTTGCACGTACCACAACCCTTGAAACCGACATTAATGCCCGAACGGGTATCATGGCGCAATATGCAAGTACAGCATGGGTATTAGCTAATGGATATCAAAAAGAAAGTGATGTTAACACCATTATTGATACGTTTAACACAACGTATAGCATTACCGCCACCCTGCAAGAATTTACTGATAACGACATACTCACTAAAGCCAATAATGCGCAGTTGTTTATTGATGGCGCAGAAGCTTACATTGAGCAACAAATTGTTAGCTTTAATGCAAAGCCAGATGGTACCGACGAAAAGTTTAGCCTAGTAAACCAGCGCTTAGATGCCCAAGCGGGCCTTATTGAAAGCCAAATAGCACAAATTCAAGGGTTCGATTTAGACCTAAAAGACGCGTCTATTAATGATGTCTTAGAAGCATACAACGAGCTAATTAAAAACAAAGAACTCGCAGAGGTTGGTGTACAAGTTGCGTATGCACAAGAACAGCTAAAAGCCCAAGTTGATGACATTCAAAGCTTGTCAGAGCAATCTAAGCAACTTGTAGCTGTGTATGAATCGAGCTTTGCGGCCCTTCAGTCTGTCAATAAAGTTGTATCAAACCAATACCAAGCCCAGGTGATTAATCAGCGTGAAGTACAAGCGCAGTTTAAAAACAATCAAGCAAAACTAACGGAGTACGAGAAGTTTGTTGCTGATGAATTTGAAGCCGTTGCCGAACGAGCCCAAACCATTGAAGCAAACTTAGGTGAAAGTAACAGCAAGATAGAATTGATTGAACAAGCGCGCGCTACTGAAGCAGAAGCAACAGCAACACGTTTTCAATCACTCGAAACAAACTTGGGTGAAAGTAACAGCAAGATAGAAACAATTGAACAAGCGCGCGCCTCGGAAGCAGAAGCCTCAGCATCGCGCTTTGAGCAACTTGAGTCATCAATTGGTGCAGTTAGCAGCTCTCTTTCAAACGATTATTACACCTTAGTTCAAACAAACAGTGCAATAGCAAGTGCTAAGCAACAATTGCAAGCAAGCATTAACGGGGTTTATTCCACTTTAAATGCTAGCTATTACACATCAGCTCAAACAAATAGTGCAATAGCAAGTGCTAGGCAACAGCTAGAAACCAGTATTTTATCGGTGTCTTCAAGCTTGCAGATGGACTATTACACGGCAGTAAAAACAAACCAAGCCATATCACAGGCCATAAGCTCATACAGTGTGAATGTTGATAATGCATTTTCAGCGCAAACTCAGCGTATTGATTCTGTTGAAGCTAAAACAAATGGCAACACAACCTCTATTAACGCGCTTGTGCAAACAGCAGAAGATCTAGAGTCTGGTCAATCCGCGCTTTCGCAACGTGTATCAGAAGTAAAAACCACTGCAGATGGCGCAGCCTCGTCAATTTCACAGCTTACAAATCGCGTTCAAAACACGGAGCAACAACAAGCTAGTGCAAACTTAACATTACAATCGCATACAAACGATTTAGGTCAATTGTATGCGCGTGCTGCGTTACAGATAGACGTAAACGGCAAAGTGACGGGCCTAAATATAACACCAAATATTATGACGTTTGCAGCTGGTAAGGTTTTATTCGATGCTGGTGATGGCGTCACGCTTTCTTACGAATATGGCGGCTTGCGATTTAGCACCAACGGATCAATTACCTCATTCTTGTCTGGGAATGGTTACAGCAGATTGTCAGCCGGAATAAGTATTGCAGAATTAAACGTCCGACCTGAACGCTCTGTAGGTGCGACGATAAGTGGTCAGCACCATGGCGTAAAGGGATGGGGTAGTGTTTATGCATTTTACGCTGAAGGTGGGGGGTACGGCCCATTTACGGGCTCACACGATGCACTCATTGAAAAATCAATTGAGTTAGCCCCTGGCGATATTGTTTGTGATTTAGAACTTGTGAATATAGCCGACGTGTCGAATGCCATTTGCACCGCTGTACCCTCAACCCAATCTAAACAGCGCAGTGTGCGCGGCGTATTCGTCAAAAGGCATACAGCAGAATCAGGCTCAATCCCCGCCGCATTAAAAGGCTTTAGAGGTTTTCAGCGATACCAAGATTATAAACAAACCCATGACCTTGCAGTGATTAACGCAATAGGCGAAGGCGTCATGAATGTGTGTGGCGAAGGTGGCAACCTTGAAACAGGTGATTACATTTGCTCAAGCTCAATGCGCGGCAAAGGCATGAAACAACCAGAGCAAGACCAAGAAAAGCCCTACACCATCGCACAAGCTAGGCATTCAGTTAGTTTTGATTCCCCAACCCAAATTAAACAAGTGGCCGTTATTTACTTACGCGGCTAAACAAAGAGGTATACAAAATGGCATTTACTGCACAGTCAGTCAGCGTACTAAACGGCCAAGATGTTGTTGATGTAAATAGCGCCGAAAGTATCGAGAACATCAAAGCCGGTGATTTTTTACAAATCGGCAGTTTTCCACTGGTTGAAATTAAACAAGCTTATAAGAATGGCCAAGGCCAAAAGTTTATACAACTTACTAAAGCGTGGGAGCTAACAACCCAAAATAACCAACCGGCGATTGTTATTCCGACAAGCGGCGAATTTCGTGCTGCGGTTAAAGCGCTTCAAGATGCCAATATTCTTGTTAACGATAATCAGCAAGCCCTGCAGGATTATCAAAACAACCTAGGAACAGTAACATTTAAAAAATCAGATGGTACTACTACAACAGTCAAAACCCTCAAGCAAATTGAAGCCGATAACCAAGCCCAGATGAACGCGTATCACCCGTATCCATGGGCCATGCGCAAGGCTGAATTTGAGGCCATGCGAGCAGCAAATAATGAAAAGTTTGCAGCGAGTGGCTTTGTATATAAAGGCAAGCGATATACTGATAACTGGAATAATGGATATATTGATTCACTATTTTCGCCAAATTTGGGCTCTAGTGAAGCCGCTAACAATTTATTTATCGGATCATTGAACAGTAGTGCTATTGGAAATTCTAAACAGGGAACCCCTAGGATAGTAATAGCAGGTGTTGAGACTGAACTCGAATATCTTTCAAGCTCCAATAAAGACTTGTTAAATAAAATCAAATTACCACCTGCCGAAGATGGAACACGAACCTATGATAGCGCCACAGGTGAATCTAGAACACATGCTACTCCCACTTTAGCTTTCGCCAGTGAGACAGCGACTAATAAAGTCGTTACAGCTCGTGTGGATATTCGCACTTTTGAGGGTTTTTTGCGTGAAATTAATGATGATGACCCCTTTATTTATAAAAACGGTATCATTCAATCTTTGGCTACAAATATCAGTGGTGTACCCACAATTACTGATAACACGCGACCTGTCGAATATTTTGCTTGGTATTCGGGTGACAAAAATAGTCGGGGTAAAGGTGTAAATTGGCAAACAGCAACAGAAGCACAACGTATTGCAATAGCAAGTGATCGTAAGAACCATATTTATTTTAATGATGAAACGGGTAAGTTCTACCAGTGGTGTATTCGTGGGCGTAGTTTCGCCGGTAAGGGTAATGGGGATTGGGCGGTGCTTGACTTAACACCTTCCTCTTCAGGCCCTCAATTTGCGGCATCAAAAAGTAATAATACACGTATAAGAGCGCAAGGAGTTAGTAATAATGATGCCGCTTATAATAATGATAATGGTACAGAGTATGCGCAAGTATTCGTTGATCCTAATGTGGACTTCGCAGGATTGAATAGAAGTGTTGATCGCGGCATAAGGGTTTTACGAGATCACCCCACAAATACTGACAAAGCAATTGATAATCAATGCTACCTGTATATTTTCGGTACAGATCTTCGACTAAATAAAGGTAGTTACCACCCCGGCTTCAATCATTTAGGCAGTGCCAGAATATCTTTGTTGGACGCTAATGGTAACAGTAACGGCAATGATTCATTTTGGTATAGTTCAGGAGGAGCTTATGGAACAAATCCGTTCGAGTCAGGTTTAGCAAATAATCCTGCATCTTGCTTTGTACTTTCAGATCCTAGGGGCAATATTGTTGGTAGTAGATCTGGCAGACCAGATGGTCGTTATCACGATGGTATCTGTGTCAGTGGTCAAGGCGGCGTTTGTCGTGATATGCGTTATTCTTCTTGGGGCTTAACAGCTGAAGACTTTGCTGAAGCAGATCTAAAAATTAAGTCCGGTAAATATCGAGGCATGGAGAAGCTATTAAGGACATGCATAGTACAGGGCTCATTGACGGCCACAGGTTCATCTAGAAACATATATATAGCAGACTCTACCCTAGGTTCTTTGGTAACAGAGGGCACAAGATTCTATGTGGTTTCCAGTGATGGGGTGGTGCAATCATCAATAGTTGGCACTGTTGGTGTGACTGGTTTTATATCTAATGAGACACTAGAAAATTTAGAATCAATTGCTTATGTGGTTGTTTCAAAGGACGAAAATATATCAATTTCAGATGAATACGACCATACAGAAGTTTTTGGCGCACCCGCTGATATTTTACTTTGTGACGCACTAAAAGAGGGATGGGTTGGTAGTTGGAATCCTGAAATACCCGATGGAACAATAAAGTCTTACAGGAGCTCTAAACCATACATTTCAACTAATAAACATATTTTTTCAGATAACAAAGGTGCTAGTTGGGGAGTTTCAGGTATTACCTTTGATGCAATAAAAGGCGAGATTTCTCAAAACTTTCCACTTGGTCAGATCAGGATCATTGACTACAAAACAAAAGCTAAGATGACAGTTCCCTATGCTGTAACAGATGTACATGGTCGTGTTACTGATGTTGATTGCCTATTCACTTCAATGGATGCATCTGACAGTAAAGGGAGAGCTCTAAATTACTCGCTTACTGGGCTAATACAAACTCATTTAGCTAATGCTGACAAAATAGGTGTTGAGACTCTTTTCTTGAATAGCTTACCCGCAATACCCGCAACAGCAAGACTTTGGGGTCTTAATAAGTCTGCCGGTGAATTAAGGCACTCACCCCTGAGATTAGATGCGCCGAGCAACAACAGCCCTGCTTTTAAGGCATTGAATTACAACACGAAAGATAACCAACAAGGCTTCATTAATTACGCTTACGCCGAGCTTCATTACGATGCAACGGCGGGTGATTGGGGTGATGATAGCAAAATTCATATCGCAGATAAGCAAACAACAATGCCAGACGAGAATGGTCACACTGTTTTAGTTGGCACGGCCCGTTGCGTAGAACCACTAGGATGGATTAAAAATGACAAATAAACTAAACCCTATTTTAGAGTTCATCGAACTCGACGCCGAACAAAACCCTGTAGTTGACGAGCAAGGTTTACCGACTTTGCTACAAGGGCCGGTGAGCGTTAAAGACATACCCGAACTAATCGCCAAGGGCAAAATTGATAACTTAACCCTATTTGCTGAACTGCAATCAAAGCGTGAGCAGTACGTTTGGGCTAAAGAGTACTTTGACTATTTAGTCGAACTAAACAACGTCAAGGAATACAACGAAAACTTGCCCGCGCCAGTAGCAAATGAAGATGGCAGTGTTACAGAGGTTGAACCTAAGCCATTACCTGTTGCACCCACCCGCCCTGCAGTAAGAACGGCGGATGACATACTTGAACCGTACAAAGTTACTATTTTTAAACTGCAAAGACAAAACCAGATTAATAATGCAGTGGTACAAATTTCAACAGGTAAAAAGTTTGATGCCGACGAGCTAAGCATTACCCGCATGGCTAACGCGCTCATTAAACATTGGCAGCTTGCCGAAAATGACATTATTCCGTGGTCAACGGCAGATGTGGCCACAGGGGTGATGGTTGAATGCACAAAGGCCGAAATTGTCGAAGCGCACGGTCTTGCAACCGATCACTTTGCTACAACATGGGGTATAGACAGTGGCACTAATTAACCCTGTGGCCAATCAACCTGGCGTATTTTTAATGCAATGCCCGGGCTGTGATATGTTGCATGCTATTTATACCCAAAATTGCCCCACCCCAAACCAGCCAAAGTGGGCTTTTAACAACGATGTTAAAAGCCCGACTTTTAGCCCCTCTTTACTGGTTAAGGGCCACTACAAAGGGCAAGATTTTGTGTGTCATAGTTTTATTCGCAATGGCCATTGGCAATTTTTAAACGACTGCACTCATGCATTGGCGGGTAAAACGGTGCCCATGCTTGAGGTTGATTAACAAGGGGCTTGATAGCCTCTTTTTTATTGGAGAAACCCATGTTAACCATACTTAAAACGCTAAGAACCTTGGTATGCTACTTGTTGAGTGGCTTGCTATTTATTTTGCCTTTTGCAGTGCTTGCCGCATGGGCTTTACTTGGCAGTAAATGGGCCTTTAACTGTTTGTATAGTTTAGATGTGCTTATTTGCAGTATTTGTCATGGTACAAGGCTTGAATCCATTTCAGCAAGAAGTTACAGACTACGAAACGATAAGCGCTATTTATACCAAATGCATTTTATTGATTTGCTAGCTAAACCATTTGACGGTGAAGAACACTGTAAACGTGCTTACTTGTGGGAGAGAAAGGCGATAAGCTTTTTCTTATAAATTGGATCATATTTGGATCTTATTGATAGTTAAAACAGACTACAGCAGACCATAAAGCTACAGTTAATAATACCCTCATGTAGTCTGCTCTTATCCTATCAGGGGTTCAAATCCCCCCAGCTCCACCAAATATGAAAAAGGCTGCTCTCTGAGCGGCCTTTTTTATTTCAAAAAAAACAATCGGTTACAACAGTTGAACTAAGAATGTGAAACTGTTTCCTCATAAAAGTACCTTCTCAGAAAATTCCTAAATTACATTATTGAAGTGGTTAAATTTTGACTTTATAGAGGCCGTTGCCTAGATAAGTTAGACAAATGAACATACAAGGATGTACTTATGGCTAATTTAATTATTTGTTGTGACGGAACCTGGAATAACCCAAGTCAAGAAGATAACGGCATACCGGCACCCACAAATGTTGTAAAGCTTTACCATGCTCTAGCAAAAAAAGATGGTATTGGGGAGTTACAAAAAGCATATTACCACCCAGGGCTTGGTGGTGAAGAAACAGGTTTAAAAGATTCGATTGTTGATGG